GCGAACGCCGTTTGTTTCCTCAGCCATGACTAGCCTAGAAGTGCGAGTATCTCGGCCTCTGATAGACCTAGTGCTTCGAGCTTTGCCTTTGCACTTTCTTTGTTTGCCTGTTTCTGAGCCTCGGCAGTTTCCCTCTCAGCCTGTTCGATGGCGGCTTGTGCGGCTTGTGCCTCACGCTCAGCTATCTCAGCGTCTGTGAGAAATATGATTTGAACTTTGTCGGGGTGACCCTCTGGCAAAGAGCAGTCAACAACTAATCTCGATGGTCTGTCTGTCATGTTTTTATTCTACCTGTCTTTCATCAGGAGACCGTTACGCCCCCAGAGCTTCCTTTAAGTATGCCGTAGAGGGTTGCGGAGCTGTATTGAGCAAGATTTGATGAAGAACCACCTGGGTCAGAAAAAATTTGAATTGAGGAAATTGCAGCAGTGCTTGACCATAATCCACCGACAATGGACTGGTATGCGGAAGTAGCGTTGTTTTCCCCAATTGCATCTATAGAACATGATTTGTTAGTTGAACTTCTGTAATTTGGAATATACATGTAGGCATTTCCAAAAGTAGATGCAGTTGCACCAGATGCAACTGTATATGCATTGAAATAGGTGTTGTAACCAGCCGCTATTGTCTCACTATAGCTCGCAGCCGTAGAGCCATTTCCATATAAAATCTTGTATGTATAAATAGTGCTTGAGCTGTCATTGAATCTAATTCCCAAAGCAGTATTGGAACCAGTGTTTCTAGTGGAAAAAACAACCAATAAATCATCATAAATTTGTGGAATGCTAAGAAATTCAATTTCAGCCTGAGCCGAAGCAGCTTCTATATGTTCAATCTTTGTCCAAGCACTCATGTCTAGCTCCTACCTGCAAAGTTTATTTTCATTTTTCTTTACCCTGCCTAAGAGACTATTCCATACAAACTAAGTGTCGAACCAACTGCTATTTGAGTAGTTGAATCGGGGTCAATAAGAATGGAGGTAATAGCATTTGTGCTTGCCCATCTGCTTGCACTTGCATAAGCAACCATACTTGCATCGTTTGAGCGAGCTAATACAGTCTTGTGTTTGTCTGTTGCCGAGTAATCCATGATGTGTGCGATGAAGTCGCTTTGAGTATTTCCAAGCTCGACAACACGCCCGTCAGAACCTGAAGTCGAACTTGTTGTTGAGCCGTTACCATTCATTTGAACTCTTGTGTAATTGCTAGTATCTGCGTTGTAGGTCAAGTAAACAGGTGAATCAGCACTCAAAGCTCCGCTGAAAACTAAAACTAAATCTCGGTAGGTTGCAGGGATAGAAGAAAAAGTAACAGAGTTAACTGCTGAGCCTGTAACTGTGTAATTAGCCAAAGCAATATAAGTAGCCGTAGGCATTAGCTAGACCTCATTCCATATAGGGAGAAGCGAGAGCCAACAGGAAAATTACCGCTAGCGGGGGAAAGCGTAATTGTCGTGACTGCACCAGTATTTCTCCAGTCACCTGACAATAACCCAAGCATTCTTTCTTCTGCTGACGAAGTTCCCATAAATCCAGTCAACGCTCTAATTGTTTTATTTTTTGTTGTTTCAAATGGGTCAAGTATGTCAACAACGCTGGCAGTAAATACATTCGAGTTATTGTTATCTCCCGCAGCCCATCCCATGCGAGCATATGTCTGATTTGCAAAGCCTGTCGAGACAACTATTAAGCTGCTTTCGCCCGTGCTTAGGGCATGGAAAGAGTAATTTGAGCCTGTGTCGCTGTTAAATCTCAATCTCATGTCAGTAAAACCAACAACCGATGAAGTCCTGTAAGTAGCCCTCAATTGTAAATGCTGATAAGTAGTTCCGTAAGTTGAATTCAGGTTAGAAAAAGAAACAGAAGAAACGGCAGTTCCAACGCTTACAGTTTCAATCCACTCATAAGCACCAGCAGCACCGCCACCGCCTCCTGCTCCCGCAACAGCAAGAACTCCTAAAGGAATAGGCATTATGCAGTTATCTTTCCAACTACTCGGTATGTGTTAGCTGCAACCTTTTGAACAGTTGCGGCATTGTATTGCTGATCTATCTTGAAGGACACGCTTGTCCCGGCGGTCCCGGCACCTGCCCATGAGGTGACCGAGCTACCAGCCACGATCACAACAGTTCCAGCGGCATCACGCCAGATGTCAACCCTGTCACCGATTGAGAAAACATCCGGGACTGTGATTGTTGCTGCGGTTGTTGCAAGTGAATAGATTGTGTCATTTGCATCGGTAGCGGCGATTGTATAGGCCGTTGCAGTTGCGGCGATTGTGTTGACCGCAGGGGTTGTGTTGACAGGCCAGACCTGTTCCCAGTAAGTCGTAAAGACCTCAATCTTGTTGGTGTCAGTTAGATAGGACACCATGCCTTCGGTGGCTGTGCCGATGGCAGAGCCTCTAGCAGCAGTTCCTGAGAAGACCATGACTGCTTGGTCTTGTAGGTAATCCTGAACATTCGCAGCGGTTAGAACCTCACCTGCGGTAAATACTTTACGGCCTAAACCTGCCATGTTTCTCCTATTAGAAGGCTAATGCGTTGCCTGCGTCTAGCTTACCAAACTGAGCGTCATCCAAGACTAAGAGCGCAAAGTCAAGGGTCGAGAAGCCTAAAGACATGATGTGATTGTCTAGGTCAATTGAGTTGTCAATGCGGATGATTTCAGCATATTTAGAGATAGCCGGGGCAATGCCGTTGGGGGTGAATTTGATTTCGACAACATCGCCAATTTCTAAGCCGAGCAGGTTATTCTGCTCCTGATCAGTCAGCTCATCAAGCAAAATCTCAACCGACTCAAAGCGGTATTCAGGCTGTGAGTATTTGTTTGCATAGAAGTCAGCTAAGTCATCAACATCGCCATTGTCGTTGATTAGAAGCCCGGTTCGGGTCAGGTTGAAGATTCCGTAAGTGTCTATTGACTCAAGGTCTAGGGCTGTCACCTCATAAGAGGTTATCTCCGAGCTGACAACAATCTCGTTCGCTAGTAACTCTGATCCGTATTGAACTTTAAGGGACTGATATCTGATACCAGTTCCGTCATCAGCAAGGGTCACGCCTTGAGAAGTCGGAGCGGCAATGCGGTCTCGGAAGATTACATTTCCTGATTTACCGATAAAGAAAGCACCGGGTTCGCTTCGCTCGACTAGGCGCAAGTAGCTAAGGGCATTGGTGTTGTCGGCGATTGTGTCTGCGCCGAGTGTCATTAGGCCTGTGTCAACATCTCGAAGAGTAGAGGGCCAGTTGATTTCAGGCAGGTCAAGGATTGCGTTTATTCTTTCCCCTGACTTCTGGACTGAGTTTGTCCTTGTGGCGATTGTCTGTGTGGCGAATGAAGATGTTGCATCCGAGCAAGCTGCCGAAGCGGTTGAGTCTCCGTTTGGCTGATAGGTCAGATTCCAGTCATCGACAAGGCCGGCGAATTGCACAATCCCACCTGATGAAATCCTGACCTGACGCTTTGGAACTATCTGCCCTGCGTATGGGGATAGAGCGTATTCAGGGTCGAAGGTTCGGTCATTGTTATTGAAGACTATGTTTGCCAACCCTGAGTCGAACTGGTCAAGCTGGCGGTTCTTGCCTCGCTGGATTGCTACCGACTGAACAAGGTTCGTCACATCGAAGAACAGAACACCAGCCAAAAGGTATTCGGTGTTGTTCAGCTTGCCCTTTATCGGATCGTCAAGGATAAAATAAGGGCCAAGACCTGACGAGAGAATGTCAAATCCAAGCTCTACCTTCTGGACTGGCTGACTCAATTTGTCGGACTCACTAGAACTTGACCACCAGCGGAAACATACTTGGTGATGGTGTTACCCAAAGTCTTACCAACCATTGCCAGAGACTGCGTTGAGTCGGTCTTGACATTTATGTTGATTGTCGTTCCAACTGCACCTGTGCCTAGTGACTGAATTAGACCAAGCTGAGAGCGGAACTCGTTTCTTAGATTGACCGCACTCATAGCTTCGGCAGTTCTGCCAGCAATAGCAGATTCATTAGCAAACCTGTTAGCTGCGTTGATGCGCTCGTTGAGGTATTCGATAACCCTGCTTACATCGCTCATGGAGTCAATGAAGATACCTGTTGCATCTCTTACCGAAGATGCGGCTAAGTTTATGCCGGTCATGCCACCACCAGCAGCTCCGCCAGTTACACCCGGCGTTGTGCCAGTAATGTTTTGAATCTTCTCTTCAGCCTTAGTCTCTACCTGTCCGAGCTTCTTTAGGAACTCCGAGACAACCCTGTCAAGTCCTCCCAAGTCACCCTTCATAGACTCGATGTTCTCTTGGAAGGCTTCTCGGATTTTCTTGACGGCCTCGATCAGAGTCATGTTTGCGTCAATGACTTCCTGATTGAAGTCAAGTTGTAGTTCCTTGAGTGCTTCAGTCAGGTCAAGCTGCGTTTGAACATAAAGGTTCTTTAGTTCCCTTGTTGCCAAGCCTTGCTTGTTGTAAATCTCACGAGCTAGTGAGTCCATGCCTGTTTCGGCTGTTGCCTCAAGTGCTAGGAATAGTCTCTGAAGTTCTGCCTGCGTCTGAGGTGTCGATTCAAGAATTGCCGAAGCAAGTTCGTTTCCTGTGTCAGTTCCAGCCTGAACGACCTGCTCAATAAAGGTCTGCGAGAACCCAGCAGCGTTGAGTTTTCCCGCCTTCTCAAGTAGGGCCTGTGACTTTGACAGTCTGTTTGTTAGTCCTGCAATCAAGTTAGCGACAGACTTAGTTTCTTCGACCTCAAAGATGTCGGCAAGTGAAACTCTTACAACAGACTCGAAAGCCGTTCTAAGCCGATCCTGTGACTGCTGAATAATGTCTGCGAGCTTGTTAGCAAAGTCTTGCTCTGTCTTTAGGACTTGTTCCGCATAACGCTTCTGAGCAGCGGCTATCGTTTTGTTGTAGGTCTCTTGTGCTTTGGCAAGGTCTTTCTGTGAATCCTTGATAAATTTTTGAACACGCTCAAAAGCAGTCGGCCCAGTTGCGCCTCCGCCTCCGCCTCCACCACCGCCGCCACCTTCCTCAATAGGCTTGAAAGCAGCAACGAACTTATTGCTGAGATTTCGGAATCTATTTAGCTCGCCTGTCGTTCCGGTTATTTCATTTCTCAAGCCCTGAAGCCTGATGTTATTTAGGTCTCTGATGTGATCAGCAGCAACAAGGCCCTGCGTTCCCAAATCGCTTGTTGCCTCAGTTGCGTATTCAAGTCCCGGAATAAGCCCCTTGTAAGCAGATGAGCCAGCGGTCGCAGCAGTAACCCAAGCGTCTTCTGTTTTTAGAATTGCAATGCGCTGCTCTTCTAGTGCATCATTAGCCTTCTCGGTGTTCTGATAAACCAAATACATTCCAGCAGCAATTAGCGCAATTGCAGCAGCAGCAGCGACAAAGATGTTGGCTGCGCTTACGCCATTGAACAAAGCCATCGCACCTGTGGCAATTTGTATAGCCCCAGTCAAGGCTCGCATGGTAACTAGGCCAATACCTATGGCAATAAAAAAGTCCTTGATGGTGTCAAAGTTTTTGACAAACCAATCGCCAAAGTCAAAAGCCGACTTTAGGACATTGCCAATAGCATCACCAAAATCTTGAACAGCTTTCTTGCCATCAGGCGAGTTGATCCATTTGCCGAGTTGTTCTAGCTTTGGAATAAGGAAGTCTGCAAATTGCCTTACTAACTGCCCGACAACTGGCAGAAGGGCTGTTCCGATTTCAGCCTGTAGGTCTGTAAAAGTAGCTGTAAGGATTCGCTGTTGGTTCGCAAGTGAGTCAGAGGTGTTTGCAAAGTCACCTGCGGTTTTAGCTGTTGACTCTAAGAGCAACCCATACCGAGCCTGAACCTTTTCCTGCTCGGTCATTGTCTCGCCGACTGCGATCAGTCCAGTTCTTAGGGCGTAAGCCTTGACCTCCGAATCAAGCAGGTTGATACCAAATCTCTTTAGTGGTTCTGCCTCGCCAGATAGCCCAGACTGAAAGACTTGCAAAGCCTCGGATACTTGAATGTTGAACACCGATGCAAAGTCCGAAGCTCGCTGAGTAACCTCACCAATAAACCCTGCTACATCTCCACCTGCTCCGACAACCCTTTCGGCAAACGCAGAGAATCTAACGGCAGCCTGATTGAACTCGGTTCTTGCTAAACCAAAGGATTGTGCAGCGTTCTCACCAATCTTGAGGACTTCATCCGCCGACTTGCCAAAGGCAACATTGACAGCGTTGGTGGATTCTTCTAAAGAACTGGCGGCAGTTATGGACTGCTTGGCGAATAGGGCAATAGCAGCACCAGCAGCAGCGGCAGCAACTCCGACAGCCTTGAACGCCTTGTCAAATCCAGCATTAAAATCCTGAATAGCCTTTTGAGCGTTCTTGATTCCCTTGTCATCCCAGACAGATTTTAGGACTACATTTACTGCCATTTATAGAATTCCTCTGTTCGCATCTCGGTAAAACTCGCCAACGCTCTTATTTATTCGCTTCTGAAATTGTGGAAGGTCTTGCTCAACGGCAGGCCAAGCAATACGAGACGCACCCGTCTTCAGAATGCCAGAGGCCCTATTCAGGTTAGCGATGAACTTTCGACCTGCCTCGTAGGGAGTTCGTCTGGCGTAGGCAACCAAGTCACCCGAAGCAGTGCGTCTTACTACCGGGGTTAGGCCACTGTTTCTCTTACCTCGACCAATGCTTTTACCTGATCTACCAGCCATGTCAACGATGCTGGCAGCGGCAGATTTGAGCTTGATGCTTACCAAAGATGTTGTCAGGCTTCTGCCTCCAGTCTTTGCATTAACTCGTATTTGAGTAGCATCAGGGGCAAATTTGACACCCCAACCCGTTGCTCCATAGTTGAATCTCATACCACTAAGCGGAGTCACTCCTCGAATAGCCTGCTTGATTGGACTCTCAGCCTCTTTAGCAATGCCTCTAATGTCTTTGACAAATTGCTTTCTCAAATTTGGTTCGGTGTCTTTGACACGCTTAAGAGCTTCTTTCAAATCTCTCGCAGTAATAGTCGCAGTTGGCTTTAGCATCAGACACCTCTGGTCAATTCTACCTAATAGAAAACCGACCCCGAAGGGTCGGTCTCTATTTCTTTGACATCTCTTGCGCTCGCCAGACTAGGTAGCGGCCCATTGTCCAAAGCATTCGCTCATCGAGCTTCATAAGCTCTAGGGGACTCACTTTGTATTCGTAAGCAATGTTAACGAGATACCAGTGAGCCGAGCTATCTCCTAGCCCTTCGATGCTTTTGGGTCAACAGCTCCTACTGAAGCAACAGTCTCAACCCACTTGTCAAAGTCGAGATTGGTTTGCTTCTCTCTGGTAAGTGCTGACCATGCGAGCCAGAGCAGGTGAGTAACTTTCATCTCCTGCCCTAGCTTCGCAATGCTGAGGTTGTATTGGGACTCAAACTTAACCATGTCAGCCATGATTACCTTGACATCCTTCTTAGTCTCGTCGTTGAACTCGACTTCGAGTTGCATCCTCATCTTGGTCTCCTTTCTTATTTAGTTATCTAGGCTGATGTGCCTCTAGTGACTGCACCAGTGATGGTCCATGTTAGGTTCTGGACAGCCAAGTCGCCGACTGCGCCACTAACGGGGGCCACATTGTCCACAAGGACTGTGAACTCATACTTAGGGGTATTGGTTCCCGCTGGTGTTCCAGCAGGGAAAACGGCCACTGTTGCAACTGTGTTGAACAAGTTGTAAAGAATGCCGTCTAGTGCTGTGCTTGCGTAGTCGTTGTGCATCGAAAGGGTTACTGAGCCAGACTTTAGCCCGCCCTTGTATTCCCTCCAACCACTTGAGCCAAAGCTCGTGGTTTCGATTGCGTCTGAAGTTGTGGTTAGTTCAACGGAGTTTACATTCTGCGAGATTGCAGTTCCGTTGAGCTGGACAACAACATCCGTAAGGATTTGCTTTGCCATTTATTTATCTCCTAATTAGTTAGCTAACACACGAACATTGAACTCGGCTGCCAGATAAGTCACATCTGAAATCAGCACTGATCCGTAGTTCGTCATTTCGGTCACTATGCAGTCAAAGGCCTTTCCGCCTAGTGTCCTATCCGATTCTACCGCAAGCGAAACGGATGAGTCTCCGGTGCTTGAGCAGT